CTTCTAACTCTTTCTGGCCTGCGATTGTCGTGCTGGTTCCGTATACCAGAACAGATGAGAACTCAGCGCCCGGATCAGTGACAGCCTCATTCACGCCACCGTAGTTCAGTTCGAGAGTAGTAGCGTCTGCGACAGAGCCATAGTCAATCGTCGCGGTATAAGCGTCTGTGACCTGCCCATAGTCAATCTGACTAGCAGATGTTCGCTTGAACTCCACTTCATAGGCGTTGACGTAGGTATTGACTACAGGCGCAGTCCAAGCCACACGGACAGCAGGTAGAACCGCGCCATCGTTACCCAGAACCGTTGTCTCTGTGAGCGTGAGATTGCTAGGCGCTTCTTGCGCTGGTGTATCGTCAACGATGTCTGAGTAGTCAGGATTGTTAGGCCCAACGGTCTGAACGATGTTTGATGTGTCGTTGTCTGGGTTTCTGTCCGAGACAATGAACGTGCTGCTTGTGTTCTTATCACCAGCGTAGGCAAAAGCCCTAATCCAGTAGTAACGAGTGTCACCGACCGATACAGGGTCTATCGGGTTCGCGCCATCGTGGAAGAACTGAGTTCCCCTAGTCTCACCGATTAGCTGTGCATTCGACCAAGACGAGGTTGACCCAGCGTAGATAGCTATGGTTTCAAAAAGTTTGGGGTTGCTGGGATTCGTCCAGTTCAACTCAATGTGCTTGAGTCCAGCCGTAGCCGATAAGTTCTGTGGGTCAGGTACGCCACGGAATCCCTGAGTAATAACACCCGATGCCGAGATGGTGCTGTACTCACCCGCTGTGGGGTCTGCATACGAGCCAGAGTCATCCTCTAAGAGAGTGAGGTTAACCACACCGTCTTGAGTGTCGGAGAATGACCAGCCAGCGCAACGGAAGACCTTGTTGCTATAGTTCAGTTCCTCGATGGTGACTTGAACCCTATCCCCAACGTCCACACGAAGCCCTGTGAGGTTAGCTGGGAACGTGATGACCTTCTGTTGGTCTGATAGCTGAATCTGCTTGTGAGCGATTCTCTGGGCCATGAAGCTACTGTTTGTAAACGGTAACTGGATGTCCCTTGTTAAAACCTCTCCATTATCTCGGCTAACTGCCGTTGTAAGCTGTACTTCTGGAGCCTCGACGCTTTTGTGTCTTTGGGAGGGGTCAATAAATATCGGGCGCACTGTGTTAAAACGGTCACCGCGCTCCACCGATGTCTTAACCGTAACTGCTCCGGCAAGGTCGTCTTCATCAAGGCTTTCTGAGGGGGCTTCATAGATTCCTGCTCGAATCGTGTATATACCGTTTGAATATACTAAGCTGCCGTTCATAGCAGACAACAGCTTGTTGATATTCGTTCTGTGTGTATCACCAGCAAACAGCACACCGTTGGCGGTGAATCGCTTTTCTGTTCCGCTATTAGGGACTGTGACTGTCACATCACAAGCGTCTGCCGCCGTAACTACTGCCGCCCAATCAATCTTGCTTGCAGGTATGCTCAACCCGAATCTGGTGTCTGTTAGATAGTTGGCAACACAGAGTGCAGGGTTATCCGTCCATTGCTGATATGCAGCCGTACTTGGGTTGTCGCCTGCCGTATTCCCCGCCGCAACGTCTAGCCGTGGGTCATAGATGTCCTTTTTACCCTTGACCAGTGCCTTGATGTTATTTGGCTTGAGCCTGTCCCAAACCTCTTGTGATGAGTCTGTCAGCTTCCATTGCGTGACTACATAAGAGATACCCCTCGCCCTATGCGATGAAGTCCAGTCATCAAACGTGGAGGTGAGCAGCGAGCTAGATACTTGAGTGTCGGAGCCGGTCTTGCGCTCAATCAAGCAAATATATTCTGAGGGTGCTTCTGATGTAGGCCCGAACTCTCCCGCTGTTACCTGTGCCGATTGGTTGATCTGTGCATCGGTGATTACCTCATTGTCGAAGTGAATGTCCGTTATTCCCTGAGACTCATGCCCAGTCAAAGCTATGGCGTGATAGAGAGTGTTGTTATCTGTGCCTGCGACTCCGACAAAGAATATAGGGCCAGAGACTAGCGCCTCACCATAGACGAGTTTCTGTGGCTCAATCGTTCCTCGAACGGTCTGCTGTCGTGATTGATCCGTGTCCACTTGGGGCATCGTCATGTCGGGCATCAAGCCTTTCATGGCAGAAGAAGCGCCAAATATCGAGGCTAAACCGACAACCTCTGCGACTAGACCACTTAAACCAAGAACCCCGCCAATCGCTCCGGCTACGCCCATGACGGCACCCGCAACGGTTGCTGCTGCTGCTGCGACTGCTGCTACTACTGGCGGCATCTAAACGCTCCATCCGGCTAACAAATAGCGGTCTGGTATCCGCACCATGCCCTTCTCAGTCAAGCACACAATCTTGTCTGACAGCTTGATGCCGCAAACCTGACCAGCTATAGGGATGTCTACGACACAAGGATCACCGTCTTTCAAGTCAGAACTCGCCTTACCTAACACGCTCGCAATAAAGTCCACCAACTCTCCCTTCCGTCCGACGATAAGCTCAGCCTCAGCCTCACTGGTGTACTCAAACTGCGAGGAATAGTCCCTGCCGGTAAGTTCTTTAACAACAAAGGCAGTGAACTGGCAGCAGTCTGCGTCGCCATAATTGAACTGACGGCGCTGCCATTTGTTGAGTGCTGAATGAACCCGCATCACGCTCTCGGATTCACATTTATACGGTCTAAATTAATTTTTGGCGTGGCAGTTCCACCGGCGACAGAGTCAGAGTTAGGGTCACCCCAGCGAATCTTGGCCCCGTCGATGTCAGCCATGAACTCAAAAGCCACATCGCCTGAGAAGTCGGTTTGTAATTGGGTGTCCGTGTACTTGAGATTGGAAGCCCTGTCGAACCGCGCAAGCTCTGACTCTGCTGTAAGGGCGATAACATCCCCACCACTCGCGCCCACGGATAC